TATTCATTATTTTATTTATCTAACCGAGCGTGCCAATGTAAGTGGTTTGGTATTTTCTTTTGTTCTTTGTCTATATGGAAGTCTGAATGACCATAGAACTTTTCTGCGTGTATCTTTAACATTTCTTCCATTACAAATGCCCCTTGTTCTGGTATTTTCATTCTATGATATTTCCACACTGCCATTGGTATATTACAATCTTTGCAATCTAATATAGTATACCACTCTGTTTCGTAATATACATTTGTCTTTATTTCTAATATACACAGGTCACATTTCATAGTAATAAATATAAGGCACAAAAAAACCCCATCGTTTATAGATGAGGTTCGTGTAATAAATCTTTTTGTATTCTAACTGTTAGTAAATAAATCCCAAATCTGTTTAATAGATAACCCAATAACACCTACACCTACTGTACTTCTCCATTTAGTTGTATCTTCTCTAAATTTAGTATTCTTTTTTGATTCTGCCCATAACCCTTCATGTGGATTGAATAAATTTTCCTTAATGAATTTAATATCTTCTGCCATTTCCGCCCTATCCTTTTCAGCTTGATCCATTCGTTCTAATATGACGTTTAAATCTTTTACATCCTTACCATTCATAATGTTTTCCATTAAGTTAAAGTTAGTTAAAATTTCTTTCTTCATCATATTTGTTATTTAGTATTTGTTATTTTAATTTCACACTGTCCAAAGTAGAGCGGGTTATTTTTTATTTGATTAGAAAATTATATTTCCACTGGATAATAATTATATGCTCCCCATTCTTCAGTTAGTGTGTTTCTTCATTTCATATATAAATATAATATATATTAATTATTCATCCTTTTCTTTAACAGGTTTACTTACATTCTTTCGTTTTTCTTCACATTCTTTTATTGGTATTGAACTATCGTAGATAAAATTATAATTATTACTTTCCAATAAATTATATATTCTATCTATTGGAATGAAGTATCCCATATGTGTAATTGCGTCAGCACTGAATCCCATTGGTTGAATAGATATTCTGGATGGAATTCCTATGTACTCATATTGTTTTCTTGATTGTGACCACCTATATATTGAACCCCCACTATTTCCAAATATTGTTTGAGCAGTACTCATCCAATATTTATAGTGATCTATTTCGTCGTCCATATATGAAATATGACCTTCCGTGGCTATAGGTGGATGACCTAATGATGCCCCACAAGCATATACCTTATCAAAAATATGAATTGAACTTATTTTATCAATGGGAAATATCTTTACAACACTGTCGTGTGTGCGTTCTTTATCTCTTACTCTTAATAATGCCCAATCTTCACCACCTTCATGATCACTATAAGCAACAATATCAGCTTCTACTGCGAATGAACCAATACAATGTGAATAATTATTATACTTAAAATACTCTACTTGAACTGTATCTAATGTTTCTGTATCTACTTTACGTTTAAGTACTGGATTCCAGTTTTTCTTAACCGTAATACATTCTGCAATAACATGGTGATTAGTAATTACATATGTATAAACTTCACCTTTATATTTTTTGGAATATACTACTGTTCCTGACCCACCTGATATATTAGTTCTGACTCGTACCGTTGGGTAAAACATCTCTTCATGTTTCTGTTTAATATCTGGTGATATTTTCATATTGAGTTCTCCGCTTTAATTTGTGAAATAGATAAAAAAATCCCACTAAATAATATAATAACCATTAGTGGGATATATGTATTTACTTATGTATAAATATCAAATTTATAAATTTTATAAGTTCGTATTATACTTTTACTGTTTCATAATCTCCATTTTCTATTTGTTCTTCAGTGTAATGAAAGTATCTTGTCTTACCATTAACCTTTTTAGCTATTGAACATTTATGTCTGTTCTTACCGTCCCCTTTAAAACTGATATGGATCCATCTTCCAAATTCCTGAATAACCTGGTCAAAATCTAAATCTGATTCTATAATCCATTTCCAAACTTCAGTGACAGTTGGTTTCCCATTTACTACAAAATCTGCTGCTTCACCTTTCGTATGTTGTGATCTATCTGTACTACCTATTTTACTGTTTAGTTCCAAGCACCGATATCCACTCGTTACTGTAACTGGTTTCTTAAAATGAACTCTAACTGGTTCTAATATAGTATCACATAATGATATTAAATTATTCACCTCTTTACTAGATGGCGTATTGTCTATACCATTACGGGAAGCAGTCTGACTTCTCGTCATTTCATCATAAGAAAAGTGTTTAGATAATTTATCACCTACTTTATATACTTTCATTTCTTTCTTCTCCTCTGTTAATTCTACTACTGTATCCCTTTCATGAAATAAACCCTTAATAAAGTCTATTATATTATTCCACATTATTTATTTTTAGGTTTACGGGAACGTTTTTTTCTGGGTTTAGGTTTTGCCTGATTACTCAATCTAAATATTTCTTCTTTGAGTAATTGTCGTTGGGTTCTCAAATCCTGTATTTCCATGTGTAAATCTTCTGTCTTACTTGATGTGAGAAGTGAAATAATAAGTATTCCACCTATTGAACCTATAAATACTCCTAATAGTGTCCACAGTATATTTTCAATCATCGTTATTCTCCTGTTGTTTTTTGTATTCCTTAGTGAGTAATTCACTACTACTTACCAAAGCAATATCATCTAATGTTTCTTCTTCATTTTCTAATAATGAACTGGAATGGTGAACGTGAACTATACTGCCACTTTCCTGTGATGGGTTAGTTTCATAATCTTTTACCATTTGAATCGCCTCTGCCTCTATCTCAGTTACTATTTTTGCTAACTCCTGTAGTTGCTCAGGAGTCAATTCCAGTTCTTGTGTTTTCATAACCATTACCTTATTTTATTTTAAAACTTTAATTCATCGTCTGTAATTTCTCTATCTTCGTTCCACCATTTGTATGATGATTTTTGATGAAGTGATTTGAGTTTTTTATTCCAATGATCTTCTGTAATTACTTTCCATATTTTATCAAATTCACTTCCATATATTCGTTTAACTCCTATGAAATATGTTCGTGCTCCACTTATTCCTACACCACTTTCCAAATCTACCGTATTTACTACATTGTTGAATTTATCAATCAACTTGTATTTCATTTTTTGGTCCCCTCATTATTTGATACTCTGCGTTTCTTTTGCCATACTTTCTTTTCTTCTGCTTTCTTCTTCTCTTTCTGTATTTGCTCCCACGTTTTTTTCTTCTTCAAGTGATCATGTTTTTCTTGTTCTACTTCATCGTTCAATTCTTCTTCAAATAATTCCCAATCTCGTGTCCAATTATGTTTAGACATTTCTATATTCTCCTTACTGACTTCTTATTTTTAACTTTGCAATAATATCAAGAAATTCTGTAACTGTGTATTTTTTGCCCATGTCATCAAATATACGAACTTCTCCTATTTTTTCTGGATACTTGTTTACTATGTTTAGTAATGCTATCATTGCGAGTCCTGTGTACAACACTCCAAAACTTTCGTCTCCCAGTAAATTGGTTTCTAACATTGTATCGGCCTCGCTGTCGTTAGACATCAATAAATAGTATTGCATTAAATTATTCCTTTTATATATTCTTTTATATTACGAGTTGGTTTATATCCCAATTTTAGTTCTGTCTTTGAATAATCACACAAAGTTCTATCATACTCACCTTTACGTGCTGGAATGTATTTCTTTTCACCACCGAACATATCAGCTAATTCATTCATAGAATAATTCACTCCACTTCCTAATTCAAATATATCTGCATTAAACTTATCATTCATACACAATGTTAATCCATTTACAATATCATCAACATGGGTAAAATCTCGTCGCTGTTCTCCATTTCCTGTTATTGTAAGTGGTTCTCCATTTCTATATTGTCTTTCAAATATTCCCATCACAGTTGAATATGGTCCATCTTCTACTTGATGTTTTCCATATACATTATAAAATCTACATATTGCTGTACTTAATCCATATACTTCACCATACAGTTTACAAAGTTCTTCTCCACCATACTTTGACCAAGCATACGGACTTGAATATAATCCGTGGTGAAATGAACTGGAACCTGCATATACTACTCTTATGCTATTTTGTCTGGCATACTCTAATATATTTAGAGTACCATTGAAATTATTTTCTATGGTTGAAACTGTATCTATAAGTGATGGTTGTATTCTTGCTAATGCCGCCAAATGAAATATCACATCAACTTTATCCATGAAAAATGAATAGTCCTTTGTTTTAGTAATATCTACATCGTAATATACACAACCTTTATACCATTGATTTTTGACTTCGTTTTCTCGTTTACCTGTACTGTAATTATCTAATGAAACTACTTTGTGACTGTCTTGTAGTAATTTGAAAATTAAGTTTGTGCCAATGAAACCTGCTCCACCTGTTACTAAAACATTCATAATCTATTTTCCACTAAATCTATAATATCACTTAATCTATCTATTGTCCAATATGAGTTATGTAATTCAGTATTCCATGGTTGTTTAAAACAAATTGCATCACCACTTGCTACAGATTTTTCTTTGAATGACTTTAATTTTTTCATATTGTCATCAACTAATATATCAACATCTACCCGCCACTTCTCTCTAATATAATGAAGTTCTCTAAAATCAAACTTATTTATCCCTATCCACTCTGATGTAGCATTTACAGTTTGATTTCGTTGGGCTGATACTAATACCAAATCATGGTTATTTTTTACTGACCATTCTTTCAATATAGGCCAATCTTCTATTGCCTCTGGGTATGGATCAGCGTTAACAAATATATCATAATAATGCTTTACAAATATAAAATCTTCAGCTTCTTCCTCTGTCCAAAATGTCAACCAAGTTATGAAATCCCAATTTTCTGGTAACTTATCTAATTGATCCTTGTATTCTGGACATTCTCTTGCTACTACTCTCTTAACACTACCAATGAAGTCTCTTAAAACTCCATCACAATCAATTGCTAAACGCATCCTAATATTCTCCCCTTAAATTCATGTATTCCATTTGAACAATTATCTTCCCAATCACCTGAGGCATGTTCATTTGCGTTATCTGTAATGTATTTGAATGAAATAAATGGAATATGTAAATATCTACATACTTTTGCCAGTGCGTATGCTTCCATATCTAACACGTCAATATAACCAGAAATATCTTCAATATTTTCAACGAAATTATCTCCGGTTCCACACACATAATTCTTACCTATTGGATTAAATTTTATATCAGTCGAATCCAGTATTATTGGAACATCATTTTCAAATGGAGTTTGACCTTCCATAAATCCTAATCCACTTACATTCATATCTCGTTGAACAAACTTTGTACAATCTACTAATTCACCTATTGGTAAATCTCTACTTCCTGCTGTCCCATAGTTTATTACTATTTTTGGTTCACCGTGAGTAGAATCAGTTAATCGATGTGTTAATTTGTAAGTAGCATTGACCTTACCAACTCCAGTATATAATATATTCCAATCTACTAATTCACCAGCGGTTTCTTTTTCAAGGGCACATACTATTAGAATATCGTCTTTACCAAACATCTTCACCCCAACTGCTATATTTTTCTTCACCACCAAGTGCTTCCCAATCTGAATCTATAGTTGTCCGTGACATTATTCCACCCCTGGGGTTACAGTCTAAAACAAGTCGTAATCTTTCTGGTTCATAAATACTCATCATATCATCAAATATAACATTTATCAATCTTTCATACGAAATTATAATATCTCTGTATTGTTGTAGATATATCTTTAAAGATTTCAATTCTACTATTTTACTATTTGGATACATTAAAACGTATAATGTTGCAAAATCTGGTTGTTCATGAACTCCCATGAAAGTCAATTCTGGTTGTTTCATTTTGAGTTCATATGGTCTATGGCCATCTGGACTTGGTAAAGATTTGAGTATTGTATTATCTACATCTTTCCATGTTTTTTTAGTCATTATCCCACCTAAATCCATTTCCATATGCTCCCCATTGTGCTGTTTCATAATATATTGGATTTTTTAACTGTAGATACTCTATAATCTCATTTGGGTAAACCGGGTATTTATCTGGAATGTTCCATTGGAGTATCCCATCTGTAACGGTGGTTTGTAATGGTTCTTTTTCACCTATTGCATAACTCAAATATACCCAACATTCTTTTAATCCTCTGTCTTTAAGTTCATTTACTGCAATATGTCGTGCCATATAAGCTGCACTTCTATCAACTTTACTTGGATCCTTTCCACTATATGCTCCACCACCAATCGGGACACGAGGAC